AGTACCAACTTCTACAGGTTCTTCTATTGGCTCTCCGAACTCATTTATTCCATTCCTATAGAATGTATATTCTTTACCAGACCTAGCAAGTTCTCTTCTTATTTTATAAGCCTCAAATTTATTGTTTATCATGGTTAGTTTCCTAACAATTGACCAGAATTGAATCTTCTGTACCTTGATGCAAGTCTCTTAAAATAAGAAGAAGTATCTTGAGTAGTGAGGCCGCTTACTGCTATTGTAGAATCTTCAGACTTTACGATTAACAATTCATAGACAGTATCGTTAAAATTATTGTTATTCTTTTCTAAATAATACTTAATTTCTTCATCTGTGAAATACGGAGCTTGATTCTCTCTTATTTCAATTTTTATATTCTCAATAACTTCATCCACTAGCCTCACCACCTTTCTTAACCAATATAATTCTTTATAATCTCTCTTACTTCATTCGTAGAATGAACTCCTTCAAGACTTATACCTTTCAAGTCAGCAAATCTTTTAAGTTCTTCTTTTGACCAAGAAGCAATAGGCTTTTCTACTACTTCCATTTCGAACTTTTCGTCTTCAGTTAGAACTTTCTGTTCTACAACAGGTTCGATAACATTTTCGTTAACTATTTGCCAACCCTTGTCTTTGAATATAGTTTCAAAGGCACCTTTCGTTACCTCAAAAACTTCTCTTCCGTCTGTTATCTTAACCATCATCAACTCCATTGTACAAAGTGGTAAGCACACTATACAAAATACGTTTCAGTAAAGATCCCGCAACTAAAACTAGAAAAGAACAATAATTATACTAAATTCAGTTTGTGCACTTACCACTTATCTTTGATTACATTAGCAAACTATTCTTCAAACTGCAAATTATATCTAAGAACTTGCTCACTACCGTCAGAGTCAATTACTGCAATACTTTTAGCTGTTTTAGCTTTTGCAACATTATTGCCAAGCCAAACTATAGCTATACCGTCTCCATTGAAAGCTACTTCGTCACCTTTACCAGTAGTTCTGTCCTGTCTGAACTTCCTACCTTCCCAAGGATTGCAATTAATTGCTACGAAGTATCCTTCTTGTTGATCTTCATTAGACCCGTTAAACTCTGTCCATCCAGTTTGTTTAATCAATGAACCAAATATCGTTCCTGACTCGTCAACAGTGTAAGTACCTAATGTAGTTAAATCTTTACCAAGTACATTGCCTGTTGCTGGTTCAACGGTCAGGTTAGTTAGTTTTTTACCGTGTCAATAATATAAACTTGATCTGCTTGCTCAAAAGAAGGAAGACAAATCATAGAAACAATAGTTTCAACCTGAACAGGATCGACCTTCTGAGCAGTAGTAACCGCAACACCAGTATCAGTAATAGATACATTTGCTACGGAACCACCCATCAAGTCAGATTCTGCAGGAGTAGTGCCGAACCAAGTACGACCAAGTTCACCATCTGGGAAAAGAACAAACGTATCTGCTGGCATGTACTTAACAGTTGCACCAGCCTCGTCCTTATAACGTTTGTCATTTACCATAACTTCAATTCCAAGTTCTTCCATAATGTAGTCTCTAAGGCGCTGATCAGAAACAGTACCCTGACCATTCGAAAGAACAAAGATTGACTTCTTAATACTATCATTATTGCGAATATGACGCCAAGTTACTCCGTCGCACATTGCACGAGTAATAGTAGCACCTGTATCGTCCTGAATCTTTTCCATTGCAACTCTAATGTCTTCAATTGGATCAGAAGCAGAATGATCAGACCAAGAAGTTTCTACTTCGGTCTTATGCTCTGCAGGAATACCATAATCAAACGTAAACTGCTGACCATTTGCTGCCATTGTAACTACACCAGTAGTAAGTGCCATCATACGCATGCGTTCACGAGAAGCAGCAGCACCACGAAGCAAAGAAGTCTCATCGTCAAATACTCGATTCATAACAGAATCAATATATGCCTGGTTACCAGTCTCAGAAACCATGTTCAATTCCTGACGAAGTTCCTCGTCAATGTAAGTGCTCTCCTTGAAGTATGGCATCTCTGCCGTAAGTCTATCAAAACCAATACGAGGACGAGGAATTGCAGCTGCATCAAAAGCAGAAGTCTTAAGAACAATAGGAAGACCTCTAGAGCCCTTGATCCACTTCAAAGACAGGCCACGCTTTTTATCATCAGGGAAAAGCTCTTCACAAGGATATGGAGCTTCATCCTGAGTAAGTTCCTCCCAATATGCTGTAAGCTCCTGAGAAGAAACAAGATCAAAGATATTCATTCAAACCTCCTACGCCTTCATGAAAGTAATAAGAGTAGAAATACCAGTTGCACCTTTTGCTGTTGTAATTGCTGCTGCAACATCACTTTCTACACGATTCAAATTAACAAAACCAAATATCAATGCAGTGCCATTTGCATTACCTGCAGTAACATCTACATCGTGAAGAAGCACTGCATTCATTGCGGTAGTTCCGTCTGCTTTGCTTACTGCAGTAGACAGATTGCTAAGATCAATCTTAACTGGTGTTCCAGCTTTTGCAATCTTCTTATCACCTACGGCTACGCCCAAAGACTGTGGAACAATACACCCAACAGACTCCTGCAATTCAGTATTTGCAAGTATCTGAACAGGTGCTGTCAAAGTTACTTTGGAAATACCAGAGCGATTCAACATGTAATCACCTTTCCTTATTCGTTATCTTTTGTTTCCCCAATACGATTGCTTAGGCTTGCTTGCCTTCCTTGAAGCGGCTAAACGAGCACCTATTCCCTTAGGTTTATCATCGCCACCTTTACTACCAGAGTTTCCAAGAGATGAGCCTGTACCTGTCTTACCTTTGTTGTTCGGATCAGAATCATCTGGCTTTACCCAAATAGGATACTTTGCCTTCAATTCTTTCATCACAGATTTCAGATCTTTTTCTTCAGTAACTTTAGGCAATGCCAAAGAAACAACATCTTCAACATACTTTGGAAGAATACCAATCATCATTGCTTCTGCTTTTGCTTCAGCAACCATTGCTCTATGATTTGCTTCATCAAGTTCAGAAGTTGAATTCTGGTCGTTTTCATCGTCATCTTTTTGACTATTTACCAAAGCTTTGATCATTGCTAAAGACTTCTTATCATTAGGATCAATTCCTAATTCTTTGTACACAGAACTTTTTCCTTGGCGCTTTTCTTTAGCCATCATTCTGTTTACTTCCTCCTGGGTGAAGGTACGTTCTTTACCAGAATCATTATTCCCAGTTTCTCCAGAATCTTGATTGCCATTTTCGTCATTGTTCTCATCTTTGTTTTGACCTTCGTCATTTCCGTTCAATTCGTCTTTTTCATCAAGATCATCGACATTGTTATTATTTTCTTCGGCCATTTCTTTTCCTCTCTTTTCTTATCCACGAACACCGTGGTGTGATTTTATATTGAACAAATTTCATCATGATCAATTTCTTTTTATATCCTAATTGTTTGGTTAGGTCCACAGACCATGAATCTTATTTGCTATTTCTCTATTTATACAAGTAAATGCTAGATAATCAATTAGACCATCTAGCATTTAGTATCTTAATTAAAATTTATTTTTACTTTTATGAAATATAACTTTTAAGTGTATCAAAAACTTCATCATAATTACATTCAAGTTCTTCAGCAATCATATCCATATTGTTTACAGCTTTGTCAATGTTTCGATCGTAAACTGTTTTAGCAACAAATGCTGTCTTAAATGCAACCAATGCTTCTTTGAACTTCTTATGATTTACAATTTGCTCTTTTACTTCTTCCATTTTATTTACCTTTCACAATTAGATGTTTGCAACTTCACGAACTGCTTTAATGACTTCATCTCGACCAACGTTTAATTCTTCTTCAATGATTTGCATCATCGCATTTGCTTGGTCAAAAGCCATTTGATAAATGCTCTTTGCTTTCTTGTTGTTCCATCTAATAGAAGAAAGGCTTTCAGCTACTTCATAATTTTCAACTGCTTCTGTAAAGTTTTTATGATTCTTAATGTTTTCCATTTTGTTCTCCTTTTCTAAGGACTTTCCTTTTCCTTTTGATATATTCATTATACCATAAAATCTTAAAGTTGTAAACAATTATTTGATATATTTGAAAAACAATTCTTTTGCCATTTCATCAATTTGTTCCATAACTTCTTTGTCTTCTGGATCTTCTATACCAAAACGAAGTTCATAAGTAAGTTGAGTAAGCTTATCAAGCTTTTTATAAATTTCTTTTTCTGTCATTTTCATTTTTGCTTCCTCTTTTCTAAGAACTCTTAATTTATTTGATATATTCATTATACCATAAACCAGAATACATGTAAATAATTATTTAATATATTTATTATTATATTATTTATTATATTTAGACTTCTTTTTATCTTCTTTCATTTCATCACCAATAGTAGAAACAATTCCTAAATTTTTGCCATTCTTAACAGCTTCTAATTCTCCAGTTCTTTTGTCTCTAATAAACTTTACAGCCATAATTATCACCTACAATCATGGTTTTAAGAATATAACTTTTGTTCTATTCAAAATAACAGTATAACTTCCAGATTCTGATGTTTCAGCATTTATTGCATCATACCCAAGCAACGCAGCTAATTGACCATCATCCATTTTCCTGTACTTTTCGGCTTGTTTTTCCGCTTCATCATATAGTCCTTCGTATTTGAAGTAAATATCTCTGTATTCATCTCCAATTTGCTGTTCTAGTTTCTTTGCTGCAGCAAATTCTTCACTAGTATAGTCTCTTGTTATTTCTCTTTTTATTACAAGCATTTCATTTTCACTTGCATTTGAAACCATATTATAGAAGATTTCATTCTTCAAATTTCTTCTTTTTTCGTTTAACTCTTTTGTTGTAATTATCTTTGCAGATTTATCCAAAGTCAAAGTTTCTACATAAGAAACAGCTTCACCAAATGCACTACTTCTTATTAACTCTGATTCTTCAGCAAAGTTATATTTCACACCAATATCATGATCTTTCTTTGTAGGAAAGTCATCACCAACACCAAGTTGGAACCTCATCATCTTTTCTAAAGCATCTGCATCTTCTGCATTATCTGCAAGTTCTTTTGCTTTATCTTTGATAATTTTAGACTTCAATGAATCATCTAAATCTGAAAACGGTTTACTTCCATGTTTTGATTGACCAATGTTGCTATACATTGCCATTTCTCGACGAATTGCACTAGATAATTTACCAGAATAATCTGCTGCACAATACATTCCTTGACCAAATTGCGCACCATTTGTAGAGCATTCTACATACCATTTTCCTTTGTACAACTGTTTTCTATATTCATCTGCGATTTCTTTCGTAGCACCTGTATAACTTCTTTGTGCAATAAAATTAGACTTCTTGACATAGTCATCAAAGTCTTTCTTAGAAACAACCTTTGGAAGTCCGTCAAACCCTTGTGCATTGATAATGTCTTCAATCTCGAAGTCGAATTTATCGCTTCTTCTTTTCCATTTTCCTATCATGCTTTCACCATGTACAACATCTGAAGAACTACCAGTTTGTACAGTTACTGAATTTTTCTTATTAGAATTCGTAAAGCCTAACTTTCTAGCAAATTCATCTATGTCTGAATACTTTCCATTGTCATTCATTACCCAGTCTGCCAACTGATCAAGTCTTTCTTCTTGATCCATGACAACAGGTTCCATTGTGCACATTCCATTTGGATGATCTAATGGCAGTTGATTCTTCTGGTATATCTTACCGTCTCGTTTTTTACATATTTCACAAACTCTAGAGCCATTACTATTCCATCTATATGCCGTTATGAATGGATTATCTTGTGTCGTAGCAACAAAACTCTGTTGATATGCATGTTGCATCAAAGTTCTTGCTAACCTCTGAGAACTATAGTCTACTTTTCTTCTATAGATTTTCATGCCCTTTGGACCAGACCACAATAGTTCTTTTGCGGGGTTTACATACTTTGATAATTGATCTGCTATTTCTGCGATCGACATTTGCATTGCTGCTCCACCAGAAACAATTGTGTAAATGTCTTTCAGTATTTTTTCACTGTCTCCCCAGATAGATCTACTTAACGACCATGAACCTGGTCTACCGTAAATACTACCTGTAGATATTGCATTGACAATTGACGCTGGAACATATGATAATGCTTGACTTACTGTCTTTTCATCAAACCCCAAACCTTTTGTCCATTTTACTGCATCTTTTACTACTGCATCAGAAACTTCTAGCATTCCATTCGTTATATTCGTATAAACTCCATTTGCTACTTCTTTACCAGTAGTTTTTACTTGATTATACAATTGATTGTAGTACGAAGTCATTAAACTTGATGAATTAGTAGTAAGTCTTTCAAAATACTTTGCTTTTTCCTTAATATCTTTTGACCAATTTTCATACAGTTTTGCTATGTTCTTTTCTTGTTCTTTTGTTATTGAATCGCGCAATGCCGAAGCATTAGCAAATATACTTTTATCGCTTTCTGGCATTTGCGTTCATCCTCTCGTTTATTCTAGTACATTCTAAAATATACTTTTGATCATTTATAAGTTTATTTATATAAATTATAAAAGTAGTACCTTAGAGTGAATCTGAGTATCATTAGATATTAAAATAATGATTCAATGTATGTTGTACTTATAGCAGTCGTTTCTTCTAATTTATCAAGTTTTGTTTTGTCAGCTGTACTCATCAAACCTGCCTTAGATGTAGTTGCATTACTGTATGTTGTATTTGTTGGTACTTGCCATGTTCCATCACCACATAAGAAAGATGATTGCTTACCTGCGGCAGGTTGTGGAACAAGACCTTGAGAACCAGCAGCAGTTGATGTCGCACCTTTCATAGCAGAATATGTCGTATTTGTATCTGGTGGAGTTTGCCAAGTACCATCTCCTCGCAGATATTTATTCTGTGAACCTGTACTTGGAGCAGGAACAAAACCTGCAGCACCTGCTGCTGAAGAAGAGGCACCCTTCATATTTGAATGAGTGTGAGTAGTTGGAGACTTTGCATTCAGTTGAGTTTGAATGTTTGAAGATACACCGTCAACATAATTCAATTCAGCAGTACTAGCAGTTACTCCGTCTAATTTGTTTAATTCCGCTGCAGTTGCTGTAACACCAAGATTTGCAAGAGTAATTCCAAGGTTAGTTCTTGCTTGAGCAGCATTTGTAGCACCAGTACCACCAAATGGAATTCCTACCACCATTTCTGCAAGCAGTTCTGCATATTCATCTAAAGTTGCATCATCAGGAACAGTTATTCCTTTTGCCTGCATTGCAGTTTTAAT